CATATCATATATTGCTTTTGCGACAACCGGTTTAAATTGTGTTGCAATATAAGTGCCTAATCGGAATGCTGAAATATAACTTTTTTCATCCAATAGACCTCCAACAAGTTTTTCAATGGGGACCCCATGCACATCTTTAAATTCTTTTTTCTGAACGCCATTAATTCCTCTCCATATAGGTCCCAAACACTTCCATATATCCTTCGCAGTCCCGTTCTCCCACACTTCCTTCGGGGCTCTGAATCCATAACTGCCACATTCTAATCTTAAATCTTGATGAAAATAATTAGACACATCATTAAAAGTATTAGGTCCATTAATAAGTCCTAAACCATATTCCGAAAATGAATATTTGTAATTGTCATACTTCTCAAATACATCCTTTACAACCTGCTCTTTTGGATTACAAATGGAGGTGGTATTAAACTTTTGCAAGTTATAAAAACATTCTCTCACTCTATCTTTAGATATTTCTTTAAGTGGAAATACAGGTCTTTCTGTTGCAATATACTCAGCAAGTGTATCTCTAAACACTACCTTGCCGTAGGTTTCATTTAGTAATTCAAATGACTTGTTATCTAATATAGGCAGTTTACCGTCTGTAGCCGCGGCTATAAGACGATTATATAGTGATTTATCGTAGTTATCTAACATAATCTTATTTTATTTATTATTTTCTCTTGTTTTTTGTTCTTTATGCCATTTGTATAACTTGATATAATATGCAACTATCTTTGGATATTGTTCGGGATCAGGTAGGACATGTCCATATTCTTCTATAAATTTTTCAATTTCTTTATCATCAGGCATTAAAAAAACATATCTAATGTTGCTTGTCTTTCAAAATTCCATCCAATTGCCTTGACTATAAATCGTAGAGGTTCTAAAAATGATTTATTAAACTGACTATCATAATCAATATAAGGATGCAACTTAAATTCTTTTGGAAGTTTAGTTGGAAATGCAATTACTTTTTCTTGTATTGGATTAGGTTCTTTCAATTGGAGAAACTTAATCTTATCACCTTCTTTAATTGTTTCATATTTGTAAGTTAATTTATTCTCTTTTAAATAATGATTATATAATAAACATCCCTTCGTATGCATTGGAGTGGACTTCTGATAGATGTTTGTATTGTCACCATACTTAACAACACCATTTACGGAACGAGGAAACGCAATCTGTTCAGGTTTTAATTTCTTAAAATGTATTCTAAAATTATCTATAAACTGAATTAATGCTTGTTCATCTTTTGCCATAATTATTTCTAATGCTTCTTTAATCTTTGTACGGCATGGCGCTGGGGTAGAACTTTTAACTGCCTCAATGCCCATTATTTTTAACTTTGGTTCTTTTAATGTCAGACCTTCATCATTTAAAACATTTAAAATATATCTTTTCTTTGAAGTCCATATTCCCTTGTTTGCAATAACTTCACGCTTCATAAACATTCTTTGTTGAAATGCTTTAACATAAGAAGCAAGATTTTGAAAACTTGAATTGATAAATGGTTGCAGTTTTTCTTCACAAAATTTATCTAATACTTTAACAATCTTTTTTCTATCAGATTTATCTTTAAATACTTTGTTCACAAATTCTCCCAATCGAATATAGATTGAATCTGTATCGGATGCAACAACATAACTTACATTTTTTGTTTGTAAAACTTTATTCAAGAAATCATTTACATCATTTTCAATCCATCGAATTGTTAGTTGACCTGCCATTGTAATACCTTCGGCGTGTCTTACATCAAAGTATCTGAAATATTGATTGCCAATTGCACCATAAGCACTATTCAATGCAATCTTTCTTGCCATTTGTATATTGTAATTGGTAGAAATCTCTTTTAATATTCTCTTATCACCTGTTTCTTGATGTAATGCTTTCGCCTTTTTTAATTTCTTCTGATATATCACTCGTTCTTTATATAATGTTTCCATTAATTCAGGAAGAAATCCTTGCTTGTCATTCCTAAACTGAGCACCATTAGGTGTAATTGTTCTTGTATCTAACTTTGATAAATCACATTTTTGATATAACATATCTTCTACATTAACACTTTCAGGTTCATGGCCAACCATTGTTTCTGGTGAAATATTATATTGCATTATTAGATGTGGATACAAACTATTTAAATCAAAACTTACAATCCAATCATGGAATCCAATAATAGGATCCTTCACATAGGCACCTTCATATGTAGAATGTTTAGGAGATTCTTTTAATGCTGGAATTACAATATTCTTTTTCTTTAAATGATTAAAAATAATACTATCCCACACACGAACTTGAGAAAATACATCTTGATAATTAACTTTTGCCTCATAAGCCATTGTCAAATGCAACTGAATCAGTCCCATCTTATCTTCTAACTTATCAACTAACTCCACATCCTGTATATTATACTCAACAAATTGCTGATAATCATTTTCATAGAACTCTTTAAAAGTGTCAAATGGATTTTCATTTTTACTTTCACCCAATTCTACTTGACCTATATAATCTAACTTATAACTTTCACGCCGAACAAAAGTATGCTTTCTATACAAATCAAAATAATCTAAAATAGAAACCCCAAGTATATCCCAATAGTTTTGTTGTCTATTAAATCCTACTTTTAATGTTCCTTGATTACTTACATGCCAAGGACTAAATTGTAAAACGTATTCTGCACTAAACTGTTTAATAAAACGATTCATCAAATATGGAATATCAAAAAATTTAACATTCCATCCTGTAATGATATCAGGATTATATTCTGTCCAAAATTGTGTAAACTTTTCTATTAATTCTCTTTCAGTAGCACATTGATAATAAGTAACATCACCTCGGTCAGACACAAAATTATCTGTACCAAAAACTACTATCTTTTTATTTCTATGTTCTTTAACTGTAATACATAAGATGGGTTCAATAGGATTATCGGGATTAGGAAAACCATGTTCACTTGCAACCTCTATATCTAAAGTAATAAGTCTAATTTGATTTATGTCCCAACTAATCTTATCAGGAAAGGTATCAGCAATATATGGATATTGATATCTTATATTACCAAAATATTCAAAATTAGTTACATCTTTATAATCTGTAATCCATTTCTTTGCTTCGAATTGATTTTCAAATGTAATCTTTTCAGCAAATCGTCCATCTAATGTTTTATATTTTGTTTCTTTTTGAACTGGAACAAATAGGGAAGGTCTGTATGGTGTTCTATATTGTTTACGCTCACCATTCTCATTGATACCTCGCACTAATAATTTACCACGATACGGTAAGACACTCGTATAGAATTTCATAATATAATAATAGTTTTATACTTGTTTATTTTTAAAATGTGTATGTAGGGTCCTTTTCTTTCCCTCAGCACTTGATATCTTACTAATTAATTTATTCAATTCATCTAGGTGTTGTGGATGTTCTCCAATACCTACAGAATTATTAAAATAAATTAAAGCGGATGCATATGCCGCTGCAATTTCAGCATCATACTGCTTATCTAGTGCTTTAAATAATGGATTATCTGTTAAATTTTGAACCATAATATAACTCCTTTCATAATATATTATAACATATCTAAATCAATTTTGCAACCCATAAATTGATTCAAATGGTTTTTGTCTTAACCAATATGCTCTATCCATAAATGTTTTAATAACATCTTTACAGATATTCATACCAGTTGCTTTCGTATATCCTTTTGTGCCTGGTGTAGCATTAATTTCTATGAAATATGGCAAGTCTTTATTTCTGTCTTTGGCAGGAATAAAATCTACTCCAACCCACAGACCATCAACTGCTTTGGCTGCTTGAAGAACTTGATCTTCTTCCAATTTCGTTAATGTGTGTGCTACAGGTATGGACCCTAAAGATACATTACTTCTAAAATCTCTTTTAATAATCGGTCGTTTTATTGCACCATGAATTTTACCAGCAACAACTTGAACTCTTACATCATAAGTTGCTGGAATATATTCTTGCAATAACACTCCCATATCATTATCCAGTTTATGCATAAGTTGAGTAGTTGCATTTAAAGATTCTTCACTTTCAATTTTTACAACACCAATTCCCAATGAACCTGTTAATGTTTTTAAAATGATAGGGAACTTTGTACCTAATCTATCAAAATCATCCAATGAGTTATCTTGATGATGTATTAAAACATTTTTAGGTTGATTTAATTGTTGTTCTGCTAAAACTAAACTTGTTCGATATTTGTCCGAGGTAGTTTCCATACAATGTCTATTATTCACACAACAAATATTTTCTCTTTCAAATTGTGTCAATAAGTCTGACCAAGATTTTCTTCTGGTAACAGGTGCTCGGACAAAAACTAAAGTGTTTTCATCAACTAAAAAACCTCTACCATCTTTATCGTAAACATATCTTTGCTCATTTTCTTCATCAAGACTGGAGTAAGCACCATCAATATCAACTTTAAATCCTGTACAACCTAATTTCTTACCTTCTTCAATAATCTTATCGGCTGTTTTTTCTGGATCATCTGGATCTTCAGGATCATCATACCATATCAACACAAAGCGATATGGTTTGATTTCTCCTTCAGTAATAAAATCTCTAAACTTCTGTGCTTTCATCTTTTAATTCTTCTGTGATTTCTTCTGTTACAGGTTCAGGTTCTGTTACTGTTTCAGGTTCTGGTTCAGGTTCTATTACTGGTTCAGGTTCTGTTACTGGTTCAGGTCCTGCTTTTTCAGGTTCAGGTTCTGCTTTTTTACCTATATTATATTTTGCTTGCAGGTCCCATTCACCCTTTTCTTTAAATGCTAAAACTTTTATTTGTGAAAGAGGTGCTTTCTTTTCCGCAATTGCAGTATTTAATATAACAACTAATCCCCAATCACCTAATAATTGAGCAATTGTATTTCTTCTTTCCAAATCATTATCAGAAAGATTTGCTTTCTTGCCATCTAAAGCAAATAACTCCTTAAAATGTACTATGAAATATCTTCCTTGTTTGTGTAGAATATGGCACGATTGGAATAACTTTTTATCTTTTCTTGACGCTACTCCTATTCGTGTTAGTGTTTCACGAACCTTCAAAAAATCATCAGGTTCTTTTAATTGGATCTCAAGCATTTTTTCAGGATGCCAATCAGTATTTAATTCATTCATTTTGTCCCACCTTTATATAATTTCTGTTTTAGTGTTTTCAATTCATCTTTGGTGAGTATATCAAGAGCGACTTTTGCTTTCTCATTATTATAGCCATAATACTCTTTAATAACACCAATATTTTTTAATTTACTCGCTCTCAAAAAAGGACTAAACCTTTTTCTTGACCTAACACTATTTATTAAAAAGTGAAACTGCATATCTTTATCTAGGAAATGACAACGATTCATTTCATTAACTAGCATAAGACTATCTTGGAAACCTGATAATATTTTATTGACAATGAATGCTGGATACTTTTTAATCCACATCTTATCTTCCGAATCCATCACATTCTTTTTTGTGAAATTGATGGCGTTCAGATATTCTTTTAATTCATAACTCATTTATTTCTGCTTCCAAAATAATCTATTCCATTTCCAACCATTCAATTTTGAGCGATGTTGACTTAAATCTTTATCACCTTCAAACCCATCTGAAACATTATAACAATTTTCGTATCCTAATTGTTGATTTAAATATTCTGCTGCTTTTAATGACCGTTGTCCTGAACGACACATTAAAAAAATACTATCATCTTTTTCAATGTAACAACTATTAATATCTTTTCTAAAATTTTCATTAATTTTCATATCTGGATATATTAACCATGAAATACAAATAGTTTGTTTATTAATAGAAGATAGATTAGGAACTCCAACAAAGTCCCATTCTGGTTGGGTTCTAACATCAATTAAATGCGATTGTTTCTTTTCTTGTAAAATTTCAAAACAATCTAATGAATTAATTTCAGTTACATTACTCATTTTGTCCATTCATCATTTGAAATTAAATACTTATATTGAATATCTTTATCAAATCTAGGTATTTTATTATGTTTTTTTAGATATTTTATTTTAAGTAAATGCTCAACAGAAATATGCTCATAAGGTATTTTTGTTGGAAAAATA